TGCATATAACCCATTTCATTTCTTACATCTTTAGGTAAATTAGGTAAACCTTTATTATCTTCAGGAATAGGTTTTAAAGCCCCTCCTTCTTTAAAATTAGTAGAACCACCTGATGCAGACGCAAATCTATCACTAGCAAAATAAGCATCTCTTCTAGCCAATCTAGCAGGATCGTTATAATTATAAGTAGGAATATCAACTACTTGTTTAGCTACAACAGGGTCTAATACATCTAAAGCTGGAATTACTGGTACATCTAAACTTGGAGCAGTTATATTTTCTAATGTTGGAACAACAGGTGTAACAGGTGCAATAGATTCAATAGATGTAACAGGTGTATTAAAATCTGGTAATGTAAACTGTTCTATTGTTGGCATAACAGGATCAACTGTTGGTGCAAATGGAACAATTGTTGATGTATTTATTACAGGAATATTTGGTAATTCTTGTGATTTTTCTAAAGATACAACTGGAGGCATTTCTAATGCAGGATTTGTATTAGCTTGCATAATTGGTGGTGCAGTTATACCTAAATCTTCACCTGTCAAAGGAAAAGCTTTTAAGTCTTTTGTACCAATAGCCCTTTCATTTTCTGCTCCCATATAATTAGGCATATAGTCTCCTAATCCATCTATTATTGATTGAATGTCTAAAGTTCCTAAACCTGGAATACTAGGTATGCCTCCTATATCTATAGGGTTTATTCCAAAATCAGGTGGAGTTATAGGCATTACAGGAAGAGGTTGTATTGGTTCGGGCATAGGTGCTTCGGTAAACTCTAATCCTGCTGGAGCAGAACCTGTATATGCTTGATATGGGTCTATAGATACTTGAGGTGCTATAGATGCTTGTCTGCCTCCATAACCGCCTTTAGAGCCTTGATATGTATCTATCCCTATAGGAGGTGCTCCTGCTTGTAAACCAGACGCAGGGGCTGATATTGTAGCTGGATTAAAATACATAGTTTCAGGTGCAAATCCTGCCATAAAATCAGGGTTTACATCATATACTTGTTTAGCGGGTGCAAATATCTGTGGCAAATTACCACCTGTTATATTGTCTGGTATTTCACCAAATCTACCACCTTCATAATAACCAGTTCTTCCACCTTCTGCTGAGTAAAGAATAGGCTCTGGATTATTTAAAAGATTTTGTTCTCTTCTTCTTCTGTATGCTTCCTCACTTTCTCCTATCATTCTTTCAAAAGCTTCTTGTGATTCCATTATGCTAGTACCGCCCATACCTATACCTGCTGGTATGTATGCCATAGGTTGTGCTAATCCTGTTGCTAAGTTTCCAAAACTTGTTCCTAAAGTTGGATCAGGTATTGTTCCTGCTGTTAATAAATCAGGAGCAGTTGCTGCTGTTGTTTCTGATATAGCAGCAGGATTAAATACAGATTGCAAATTTTGAAAAGGTGTTTGTGTTGCAGCAGCTTTTACAGCTTCACCTCCAGCTTGTGTAGCTGCACTTTGTATAGCTTCTTGAGTTGCAGCTTCACCTAAAGTTCCTGCTGTAGTAGCAACGTCAGTAGCTGCTTGCGAAGCTGCGGATGCACCTGCTGCACCTGCTGCACCTTGTAGTGCAGTACCTATACCATATCCTGTAAGACCAGCTAATAATCCTTTTTTAAGATCACCTGTAGCTGCATATTGTGCAAGACCTGAACCTAATGCAGAAGCACCTAAAGTACCTAATGCTGTGCCTCCTAATAAACTTCCTCCTATTAAAGAACCTGCAATAGGAGCTAAAAAAGGCAAGAAAGCCTCTGGCTGCCCTGTTTCAGGATTGACTGTTATAGGCATAGCTGATGCTAATCCTTTTACCTCTGCTGGATTAACGTGCAAAAGCATAGAGTCGCCATAACGACCTTGAGCTGCTACATTTTTAGTTTGTTGTTTAATATCCATTATCTTTCCTCTTTAGTTTCGCAACCGAACACATTAAAACTCATATCAACTGCACTTGTATAAACTTTTAATACATCTGTTTGATTTAAAGTTATACCTATAACTATAGCTAACGAATCATTAGCTGCAACTGATTTGTCATAGTATAAAAATTGTTTATCATCTGCACCTGCACCAGCAACATGAACACTTAACCTAAATGTTATAGCTGATCCTGTTCTATTAGCTGCCACAATAGAACTAATTGTAGTCTGTGTCATATCTGGCACAGTATATAAAACTGTTGTAGTAGTAGCTGCTGGGTCTAGCTGACCTAATACTTTTAAATCATCAGCCATGTTTTAATCCCATTAATAAAAATTGATGTCGTTTAGAAGCTTTACTTGTAACTGTAGACTGCATTCTTTGTATATTTGTTATTCTCACATTTATATCTTCTATAGCTTGTTCTATAGTTCTTCTGGTTAAAGCTTCATCATTAGAATTGTATTCTAAATCAGCTACTGGTAATGCTATCGTTCTGATATCAGCCATTATCTTTTTCCGTCTGGTCTAATTTCTAATCTTAAATCACCTAATCTCCAGCCATAATCACTAGATGAATTAGATATACGCAATGCTGCTTGTCTGCTTCTTGCCCTTGTATTTGCAAATGTAGAGGCTGGTGTTACATCTATAGTTTGTAAAGTAGATAAATCTTGTAAAGGAAAGTCTCTACCTTTAATAGTGAAAGTAACGCTGTCACTTGTTGATTGTTGATCTCTAAATTCTATATCAGGTATTAATTTTGATATGAATGTATATCTTTCTCCATCTGGTGCTAGATCAAAATCACTTGATTCTATAAAAGCTGTAAAAGCATCTGTGTCATCTCCATGTCCTATTTCATGGCTATATACATAATTCAAATTAGATGTACTGCTATTTTTACTTGCTGCTATTGGATTTTCATATATAGAAGCTTCATTCCATGCAGTTCTTACAAAATTATCTGATGTTGTTCCTATAGACCATGTATTTTCTAAATAATTAAATAATACATACTTATCAATTTCTGTATTTGTTCCTGAAGGATAGAACCACATAACTTCATTAACGCTTGAATTTGAAGCTGCAAATACTTTATAAGCTTGATCTTGGTTTAAATCAGATAATACATAATCTAATACAGTACATGGCAACCTTTGTGATGTTCCTGAGTAAACATGAAAACCATCACGATCCATAAAATATACTCTACCATTTGCATTAGTTGCAGCATTTGGTGATATTAAACTTACACCCTCGGCAACTTCTGTAAAACTAAAAACAAAAGGCTCACCAACAAAACGCATAGATACAATACCTGCATCTGTCCATATAAGTATTTCTTGTCTAGTACGCAAAGCTCCTACAATTGTAGAACCTTGAGATAATTGCACACCACCAGCTTGATTTGTTGCAGTAGGTGTCCAATCAACTGCACTTTCTCTGTCAGAAAATCTAACTAATAATGGGTCTATAGTTGAACTACCTATAGGATTAGCTCCAAATGCTATAACGTGTTTATCTACATCTGATGTCATAACTTGCAAGCAAGCTGTTGGAACATCACTAGCACCTGATTCTGAAGATACAGCTACTGCTCTTGTAGTAAGACCATCTGATTTATCCCAAAAATATAAAGCTCCAGCTCTAGGTGCAGCAATAGTATCATCACCGAAATTATCTATTGACCATAATCTAAGTTGATTAGTTAATGTTAAATCACTAGCAGAACCCCATGTTCCAGCTCCCCAAGTATTTACACCCCAACCTGTGCTTCTTACATAAACATCTAATCCTGAATTAATTTGATATGCACCATCTACTCCAGAACCACCATTACCAGAATCACTAGCATTTGCTGTTACTGTTGTTCCTGAAGTATCTTTAGCTATTATTTCGTATGTATTATCTCCTGTAACTTTTTCTATTTGATACTCTTGATTTAATACATCTGCTGTAATTAATCCACCTAAAGTAACTGCACCAGAAATTGTTACAAAATCTCCTGTTACTGCTCCATGACTTGAATCTGTTGCAGTTATCGTAGAAGAGCCATTAGTTGCAGCAAATGTAATACCATTTGTAGTTGTAGCTCTAATAGGTGTTATATCATAATAAACATCACCACTAAGATTATATAATTTTTGATGAGTGCCTAATATTACAAAACTATCTCCACTTGTTGCCTTGTAAGGATATAGTTTTCTACAAGTGCCTATAAAAGAATCTTTAGTAAATTTAGACCAGCCACCTATTCTTTCAGGTTTACCTTTTCTAAATCTTACTTTATCAGCATCAAACCAACCACCCTCATTAGAGTAGTTTGTTCCTTCCTTATTAATACCTGGTTTGAAAACATATTTAGCTAAAGGCATATTAGACCTCAATCCATTCTTTACCTTCAAAAAGAAGTGCTTCTGCTTCTCTTCGTCTAATTAATCCTTGCAATGTTTTTCCTCCAGCTTTGTTCCATCTTTTAATTTGTGCAGGTGTAGTGTGATAATCACCAGCATTTAATAATTTTAATAAAGTAGACTCACCAAGATTGGTTGGTCCTAAGTTATAGACCCAACAAACTAAAGCATCAAACTGACATTGATTTAATGGTACTGTAACCATATCATTAATGTATCCTTCATATTCAGGCATTTCTTCTTTTAATAAATGCTCTGCTTCATCTTGATTTATTTTGTCACCTTCTTTTACGTCTTTTGTATGCCCATATCCAATAGTCCAAACTCCTACTGAATCTTGATACGCTTCTAATTCACAACCTTCAAACTTTTTGATTAAAGCTATTCCTTCTTGTGATATGTTCATATTACTCCCCCGTTTCAGGTTTGTTTGTAGTAACCTTTCTATAATAGACCACAACCTGTTTAAGTTCATTTATATATCTTTTTAACTCCTGCATATTGTATGACATGAGTTCATAGTCAGGCACAGACATAGCAAAAAATACTATTTGTCCATGTTCTTTTTCAACCCTAGCTAAAAACTCATCTATATTTTTATCTGAAACAACATACCAATATGGCTCTTTTAAATCTATTTCTCTAGGCATAACAGGCTGTGCTATCTGCCTTTCTAAAGCTTTTGTTGTAATTTGTACGTTTTGTTTACTGGGAAACAGGCTGCAACTGGAGACCATCATCAAGATCATCAATGTTGCGACTGTCTTCTTCAATGCTATCAAATACATTTTTAGTTCCTTTATTAACCCTAGGCTCTAGTAAAGATGGTTTAGCTGCTGCTAATTTAGTTAAATCATGTCTTTTAAAAACATCTAAATATCTAGCCATTTCAGCTTCTATAGCTTGATTTTTGCTTTGTATCTCTAATAAACCTTCTGTTTGCAATTTGAAATCATTTTGCAAAGATTCTATAGCAGCTTGTTGTTCTTGATCCCGTAACTCAAAAGCTTGATTTAATGCAGTTAATTTAGCATTTTCATTCCAAAGAAAATAACCAATTATTAATAATACTGCAATTATACCTATTAAAACTTTACTCATATTTTATGCCCATGTATAAACCTGTAGTGGTTTTGCCTTGCCTTTAACTTCTATAGGTTCTAATAATTGTAGCTTAAAATCACTATATTTGGCAGTTTCTTCACCTATCAAAACTCCTACCCCAGCAACCTTTGTACTTGATTCTAGTCTAGCTGCTACATTACAAGGATCGCCAATTAAACTAAATGCAAACCTATCTGTTGCTCCAAAATTTCCCGCAATGCAAACACCGCTATTAACTCCAATTCCTATTGCAACTTCAGGTATATTTTCTTCTGCAAATTTAATATTTAACTGGTCAATATTTTTTTCTATTTCTTTTGCTGCTTGTAAAGCAAGATTGTGATGATCTTCTTGTGGAATAATAGTATTCCAATGAAACATACCAGCATCTCCAATAAATTTATCTGTGCATCCAAAATATTTATTAGCTGCTTGTACTTGTGCATCTAATACAGAATTCATAATGTAGGTTACTACTTCAGGTTCAACTGATTCCGATAAGCTAGTAAATCCTCTAAGGTCTGTAAAAATAATAGAACAATCAACTCTTTTACCATTAACCTGACAAAGTTCAGGATTATCTTGTAATTTCTTAACCATCCTTGGGTCTAAGTATTTACCAAATTGTTGTTTTATTTGTTGTCTTAATTTGTATTGTTCTCTAAATCTTAAATAAAAAGCTGTTGCTGCTGTAATAAACTGAGATATAAGCGACCATGTTACGTCTATTAATAAACCTTGCTGTATTAAATAATACCCACTTCCTGCTGTAGAAAAAAACAATAGACTGGTAAATAGTATTCCTAACGATATTCCAAAAATATTTATTAACACCCAAGTTAACAATATCATTGAAATTAATAATACTGCTTCTACTGCTAGTGCATAGTCAGGTATGTGTGGACTATTTTGTATAAGTATAGATTCAGCTAATGCAGCTTGTATTTTGTGTGGTTCTAATAAACCTGCTGGTGTAGCAATTTGTGGCATTATGCCTTTTGCTGTAAAACCTACAAAAACAAACTTACCTTCTACATTCATTTCTTGTAAATTTGTTTGTGGTGTATCAACCCAGCTAATCCACTTTCTACCAAAACTATCTACTTTAACTGGCGGTAAGCCTTTAACTCTTATTTCTTCAATGCCATTGACATTAGTTTTAATAACATAAGTATCCGCACCAGCTAATACTTTTAAAACTTCTGTTCCATAAGAAGCTACCCATCCATCATTGCTTCTCATAAGTAAAGGCAATCTTCTTACTAAATTATCTATATCAGTTCTTGCAACAGCTAAACCTTGATTTGCATTTTGTTGTAATAATTCTATGTTTTGTATTACCCCTTCAGCTTTTAAACCTCCAATGTCGTCACCCAATATAACTGTGCCTATTGTAGGAGGATAATCTCCTTTGCCTTCAAACATAGCTAATACACTAGGAGAAAAAGATAAAGCATTAGCAAATTCAAAATCACCACCAAATCTATCAGGTTGTGGAAAAGCTATAACCCATCCAACTCCTATAGCACCCTGACGTAAAAGATTTATTTGTATTTGTGCTAGTGTTTGTCTAGATAAAGGATAACCACCTTCATTAGCTATATCTTCTTCTGTTATATTTAAAATAGTAAAATATTCTGAAGGTTCTTGTTTAGTTACAAAAGCATCAAATGTTTTAAGTTTTATTATTTGTAATATATTTACTTGCGTAATAAATGGAATAAATAGAACTATAACTAAAACTAATAATATCTTTTTCATTAATCACTCTGAGTTATAGTTATTGTTGAATCACTACCACCATTTACTTTAACTACATTAGAAACTCCATCCTGTATAAATATAACTGTATAAGAATTACTGGCATCTAAATCTATTCTTACAGATTCATTTATGCTTCTTCTCATACTTATAACATTACCTGTTATTAATGTTGTAATTTGTGTATCAGGGTCTCTACCTAATAATGTACCTGTTATTTGTGTGCTTGTAGCTTGTGCTAATTGATCTTCCTCTTCTTCTATTGCTAAAGCATCTAAAACATTAAGTAAATCTTCTAAAAAATTAACATCTAAATAATTTATATCTAATTCATTAAATTCTAAATCATCTTCAGCCAATAAATCTTCTGCTAAATAATCTATATCTAAATCATTAAAATCTAATATATTTGCTTTTTTAGTGACTATTTGTTCTTCAATAACTGCTTCTTCTTTGGGAGGAGTAACAATTAACATATTATCTATTTGATTTAATGTTAAATCTAAAATAACAGGTTTACTTGGTGCAGACTCAAATACGCTTACTGTAGTCGCTTCGTAGGGCTTATTTAGTATTACAGTACCCATAGCAGTCACAACTTCTATTTCGCCACTAGAAAGCCCAAATGGGTCTGGAAGCAGTATTATTAAACTACGACCTAATTCATCTACTGTAGCTGTAAAATCTGTTCCTCTTATGGCAATGTCAGCAGTTGGTGTTTTAAGACTTATGTTTTGTTTATCTATACGATTAAGATTGCCAGTTATAAAACGAGCTGTACCTAAACCAAATGTAAGAGCCATCTTGGCTTTACTAGGATCAGGATCATAAATATATTCATCAATAATTAATTGTGAATGTTCTGTAAGTTTTACCTTGCTATCATCTAAAAAAGTAATAGCCATTCTTCCATTTGTAGTTATGGCTTCATCATTACTTTGTATTGCAAAATCTAAATTAGCTACATATGGTTTATCTCTAACTATTTGAGCAGAACCATTAAGTTCAGATATATCTCCTATATCAGCAACTTGTGCTTGTACCTTGGTCGTTTTGAATGACACAAACAGTAGAAGCAGAAGTACCGCTTGTAGATAAAATTTTGAGCCAATCATTATCTTGTGTACTTAATTGTTGAATATTAAAAGTTCTTGATCCTCCTGTATGGTCTAAGTAAAAATAACCACCAGCAGAAGCTGTAACACCAGTACCTACATAGGTCAAAGTATTATCAGAACCATCTATATCCATGTAATTAGTAGCATTATCAATATTAATAGTTGATGTAATAGTATTGTTAGAACCTTGTATTATCCAATCTAAATTTAAACTATCAGCTAAAGCAGTTGTTGCTTGATTTAAAGTAAATGTATTAGAACTTCCTGTTACTTGTACATTTTGATCAGAATCATCCGCTCCATAAGTATTTGAAGGATCAACTTGTATATTAAAAGTATTGCTTCCTCCAGTAAATTCATAAAACCCAGTAAAGTTATCAGCCCAAATATCTCCTAAAAATTTATTTGTTCCGCCTATCATGTTTATATCCAATGTCATTGTATTACCATCTAGGTCTAAAGCAGTCATGTTACCTGCTGACGCATCAGAACCTCCAATAATATTAGAAATACCTAATTGTTCTAAATCTATATTTGCACCAGTTCCTGACTGATCAATATATATTTCGTTATCAGCCCCGTATATTGGCAATGCAATCAGCATCGCAATCAGGCTTATTAATTTCAACTTCTTCATGTTTCCAAAAACTCCTGTCGTATCCGACATTTATTAATTCTAGTACAGCACTTTCAATAGCTTTCATTAAAGCTATGGTAGAGGACTCATTTCTAGAATTACCTAATTCTATTTCTACAAGTTCTGTTCCCATTTCTATAAAACGAAATACATCTTCAGATTTTCCATAACTAAAAATTGTTTTTTCAGTCATTACTTCTATAAGTATTTCTCCTGTTGCCACCGAAACCATACGCAAAGATACTGTTACACTATCCTCTCTATATTGAATACTAGAGCCTATACCTAAATATCTAGCCCCCGTACCACCTGTAGAAAGATTGCTTTCATAAGAAATTACAGCACCTTCTATTAAAACCCCTGCAAACAATAAAGGTCGTAGAGCTTTTTTATGTTCTTCTTCATCAGACAATTGCTCTCTTGCTGACCTTATAAGTTGTCTTTCTTTTGTTAAATTATCTAAACCAACTCTTTCAACAACTCTAAAAAATTCACCATTACTAGCGTGTTTTAAAGCTCTAATTAATAATGCACTAGGTTGTTGTGTTATAGCTGTACTAAATAAAGCAAACTCACTATTGCTTTTCCTTTGTCCTGTTTGATCTGTAAATGCAGTAGGATAAACAGCTACTACTGGTTGTACCAAAGGTTTAGCTACATTTGCAAGTTCTTTTGATTGCAATTCAGATATTGTAACAATGTTTTTGTCCTGAAACCTTTGTTCATAAGTATCTTCAAACTGTTGGAATATAGAACAACTAGAAAGTAAAAGTACCGATAGGTATGGTAATTTCCGTAACTGTTCCATCTGCTTCTGTTATTTTTAAAGTAAGAGTTACACCATCACTTGTATATTCAATGATGTTTCCTTCTAATGTTATTATTCCTTCGCTTTGTGGTGTTTCACCAAATAAATTATTAACTAATTGTCTAGAAAGTTCTGCGTAAACTCTTGACTCTAAATTACGCATAAACCTTGCTAAAGTAGAATTTTCTTTTTCTCTTTCTATTTCATCTTGCAAAGCTTTTATTTCTTCTTTAATTGTAAGCTTTCTGCTGTATTCTTGATTTTCAATAGTTAAATAATGACTAGATGTAGCTTCACCGCTAAAACTTGGTGATTTAAATTTATGAACTATTTGATCTGCTTCTACTGTTAAAGATACAAGTAAAGTAAAAAAAACAATAGCTATAATTGCTATTAAATTATCTATGTGCATTTAATCCTTCCTCTGATCATCACGATCAGCTTTAGCGATTTTATTGCTATCTATTAGTTGAGGTACACCTAGTATTGTTTTTATAAGTGTATCTTGTCTAATAATTTCGTTATCTAATGACCTTACTCTATCAATTAAAGCAACTAAAATACCATGCTGTGAATCTAACTTAGTGCCTAGTCTTTCTTCCATTTGTGCTATTTGATCTGCTACCTTATCATCTAACACATCAAGTTTAGTTTCCATGCCATCAATAATTCTATTTATCAGCTTCCAAATAAAAAAACCTAGTCCTAATGCAGCAGCTATTGGAAAACCTACTTCATTAATAAATTGGATTGCTTGTTCCATTATTCTACTGGACTAAACTTTCCAAGTTCTATGAGTCTAGTTCTGTTAGATTGATGTACTGCTTCTATTGCTTCTTTACTTTGTCCAAAGTAGGCAACAGCATGATAATTGTCTATCATTGACTGGTTAATATTTATTCCATCAACAACAACATCACCTAAAACTCTACCAAATTTACCTCTAGAATCTTTTAATTTTGTTTGTATTACTACTTGCTTACCATTATTAATAGCATCTTCTAAAAAAGACGCAGCCATTTTTCCTCTAGCCTTCTCATCTTTGTTACGAGTGCGTGACTCGGGAGTATCAATGCCATATAAACGAACACGAGACTTATAAAGAATATCGAACCCAAGGTCCAACACAACGTCAACAGTATCACCATCAACGACTCTTTCAACTTTACAAGCGTATTCATACATTACCTATACCTCTTTGATATTTTTGCAGCCTTTTTAGGTTGCTTAGAAAATTGTTTACCTTTTTTTGTATCAGCTCTTTTTTTTCTAGTAGTAGCTGCATATTCAGAACTAGACATAGCTTTTATGGCTTTTTCAGGTAAATATCTTTCTCCTGTTTCAGAAGATTTTTTTCCTGACTTTGTTCGCCATTTTTGATTAGTCCAATTTTTTAAACTTCTTTGTGATTTTTTTAATGGCATTATTTACCCTCTTTTTTTCTTATAGCCTCTTTTCCTTTTTTTGCTATAGATGCTTGTTGGTTTTTACCTTGAACTTTTGCTCTTTGTTCCATTACAGTTAATATCTGTATTTTCCTAGCAAAAGGTTTATTAATTTTTTTTACTTTTGATACAGTTGCTCGTGCATCTGCTGGTGTAGCATATTTTATGCTAACTGTGTCTTTTGGATTTTCGTCTGTGTAAAGCCTTCTACCGCTACCTTTAGGTTTTTTTCCTGTTCCTTTTTTTGGGTCTCTATTTTTCTTCATCCTCAAAACCTTCACTATATAAATTATTGAAAGTCGTTAAAGGATCAAGATAACTTTCGTGTCCTTCTGCTGAGTGAATGTGTTGTGATGGAGCAAAGTCAGGCGGACCTTCACCAGTAACCCATAAAGCAGGACTAGTAGCTCTTACTCTATTATTAGGTAAAGCAACTATATTGCCTTTCCATTCACAGTCTTCAGTTATGTATATAACATGAGATTGTTTATGTTGTGCAGGACAATCAGCAATAGAATTATTAGTGTAATCTACAGTAAATAAATATTTACCCTGATAAAATTGATTGTTAATTTTGCATATCCAAGGACTAGAACTCACTCTATCCATAACTATTACAGAGTGATCTCTAGCTTCACAATCCCAAGGTTGAGCCAAATGGTCTTCCATAGGTAATGCCCACTCTGCTACAGGTATATCTGCTACAAGAGCTTGTATTGGCATCCTAGCCCACATTGCACCACCATGTATATTAGATTCATCATCTTCTGCTTCGCACCCAGTAAAAACTACTTGAAAGCTTAATGATCTATCTGGAATAGTATTAACAGCAATAGCTATAGCGTGTAAGAATTCTCCATGATATCTTTGATGATTTGCTGTAAATTCTTTTCTAACCCAACATTTGAAATGGGGTATATTGCTAATTAAATAAGACATAAATTAACTGTTATAATTCAAATCATCAATATGATAATTTAATGTAAGTTCTTCACCTTTATAAATTTTATTTGTCGTATATACATTATAAGTCTTATAGTCATCCCAATCCAATTCTAAAATTAATTCACAATTAGATTTATTTGAGTGATTTAAAAAACCGCCTATAGGAGTTCTAATATAACCTTGTATGATTGGAACTTTTATATGAGACATACCTAAATCTATATCTTTATCTATGTCTTTATTAGCAAAAATACCATAACCCTCTATCGTGCTTTTGCCTACCTCTAAAAAATCTGGTAATGGTTTATAATAAAATTTATTATAAATAGGATACATATTTATTTATATCCACCACCTGCGTCTTTATATGCTTTTGCTAACATTTGTGCTTTCCTTGCACTCCATTGTCCTGCTTTTCCGCCTTTTGATCCAGC